AAGCAAACAGCAGGAACTGGTGGACCAGGTGGTGGTGGAGCAGGTTCAACTCCACCAGGAAATGGAACTGCAGGAACAGCTAATACTGGTGGTGGTGGAGGTGGAACACAATCTTCTCCAAACACTTCAGGTGCTGGAGGTTCAGGAATTGTAATAATAAGGTATAGGTTTCAATAGGTAAATTATGAGTGAAATAAAAGTAAATAAAATTAGTCCAAGAACAAATTGTGGAACAGTAACATTAGGAGATAGTGGAGACACTATTACAATTCCTAGTGGCGCAACAATAACAAATGCTGGAACAGCAAATGGTTTTGGAGCAACAGGTGCTGTTAACTGGCAAACAACAAAAAAAACAGCTAACTTTACTGCATCATCAGGCGAAGGATATTTTTGTGACACAGCGGCAGTAGGATCTTTTACTTTAACACTGCCTTCTTCTCCAAGCGCAGGAGATATTGTAGGTCTTAAAGATTATAATGGAAATTTTGCAACAGCTAATTTAATTATTGGTAGAGGTGGTTCTAATTTAGATGGAAATGCTGGTGATAAAACATTAAGCACAGATAATTTAAGTTTAACTTTAGTTTATGTAGATGCAACACAAGGTTGGGTGCCTATTGAAGAGGGAACAGGTTTTATTGGTCAAGTTCCAGCGTATATAACTGCAACAGGTGGAACAATAACAACAGTTTGTACAAATTTTAAAGTTCACACATTTACAGGCCCTGGAACTTTTTGTGTTTCTTGTGCAGGAAATAGTGGAGGATCAAATACAGTTTCTTATGTGGTAGTTGCTGGTGGTGGTGGCGGTGGAAAAAGTAGTAATGGTGGTTCTAGATATGGTGGTGGCGGAGGAGGTGCAGGTGGTTATAGAGAAAGTAAAGCATCGTCTGATTGTTATACAGCCCCTTGTGTTGCAGCTAGTGGGGGACTTCCAGTAGCAGTTTCGGGTTATCCTATTACTGTGGGTGGCGGTGGCCCTACAGGACCTGGATCAGGTGGTATTCCTGGAGGTAAAGGTTCAAATTCAGTATTCACAGGCACTTCAACAATTACTGCTGCGGGTGGTGGTGGAGGTACTTCAGATGAAGGAAATTGCAATGCAACTTGTAAAAATGGTGGTAGTGGCGGAGGTGGATCAGCACTCTCCGGAGCAAACCCAGCGGGTAATCCTGGAGGGACTGGAAACACTCCATCGACAAGCCCTGCTCAAGGAACACCAGGCTTTGCAGGTTCACCTAGCACAGGAGGTGCAGGTGGCGGAGGAGGTGCAGGTGGCCCTTCTTGTGCAACTCCATTTTCTTTAACTGGAAAAGATGGTTCAACAAGTTCAATTAATGGAACACCAACAGCAAGAGCTGGCGGAGGAGGTGGAGGATCACCTTCTGCAAACACACCAGGTGGACCTGGAGGTGGAGGTAGTTCAGGAATACCAGCAAGTGCGGGTACAGCTAATACTGGTGGTGGTGGCGGTGGATCTAATCATCAACCCCCATCTAGTCAACCAGGCGCAGCTGGTGGCAGTGGAATTGTTATAATAAGATATAGATTTCAAAATTAATATGTATTTACTAACTTTTAAAACTAATATATAAGGAGAAACATTATGGCACATTTTGCAAAACTAGGAGCGAACGGAAAAGTTATTCAAGTGTTAACTATGGATAATGATAAGATGTTAAACGCTGATGGTGTTGAAGATGAATCAGTAGGTCAACAGTGGTTAGAAACACACAACAACTGGCCTGCACAGATGTGGATTCAAACATCTTACAATACAGTAAGTAATACACATAACTCTGGTGATAACTCAAAAGCATTCAGAGGAAATTACGCAGGTATAGGTTATGAATGGGACGAAGATAATCAAATCTTTTGGCCTAAAAAACCTTATGCTTCTTGGGTAAAAAATACTACAACTGCTGGTTGGCAATCACCAATTGGTGATGCTCCTGCATTAACAGCAGAACAAGAATCACAAAATGAAGCTGATACTCACAGATGGGATTATATCTGGAATGAAGCTAATCAATCTTGGGACTTGACAGACAAAAACGCATAAATTAAAAAGGTATGTGGTATGCAAAAGAAAGTATTATCTGAAATAGCTTTATATTATGGCGATGTAGCAATGCCTAAAGGTTGGGACATTGATCGAGATAAGTTACAACAAGATATATTAAACTCACAAATTACCGATTCACCTTTTCCATTTTCACGAACATTCGATATGTTAAATACTTATATAAGAGATCATATAAATTTAGAGTATGGATTTAATTTAATTAACAAAGAAACGTGGGGCAATATGTATAAGCCTCAAGAGATTACAATTCCGTTATTAAATATAGATCCTGTTGATTTACGTAATTCACCAGATTATACATTTTTATATGGTGTAAAAGTTAAAAATTGTATGGTTCGAATACATTATGAAGACAATAGACGTAAAGGAAGAAGTTGGGATATACCATTAGAAAATAATATGTTTATTATGTTTCCATCAACTTGTATGTATTATTTAACAAACAATCAAAAAGATAGTTTAAATTTTGTACAAACAATAACTTATGAATATATCTAATTACTATTATTATTTTACCGGTGTGTTAACACCTAAATTTTGTGATGAAGTAATACGATATGCTAATGCACAAAAAGAAGTTATGGCTAGGACTGGTGGGTATGGAGATGGAAAACTAAAAGAAGATGAAGTAAAAAATATGCAGCGTAAAAGAAAATCAGATTTAGTATGGCTAAACGATACTTGGATATATAAAGAATTACATCCATATGTTCACCAAGCTAATAAAGCAGCCGGTTGGAACTACGATTGGGAAAGATCAGAGTCTTGTCAGTTTACAAAATATAAATTAAATCAATACTACGATTGGCATTGTGATAGTTGGGATAAACCTTATGACAAAGAAGGACCAGAAAAAGGTATGATTAGAAAATTATCTATGACCTGTCAATTAACAGATGGGTCAGAATACCAAGGTGGTGAATTAGAATTTGATTTTAGAAACTATGATCCACATATGAGAGACGAATCAAAACATAGAGTACAATGTAAAGAAATATTACCAAAAGGATCTATCATTATATTTCCTAGTTTTGTGTGGCATAGAGTTAAACCAGTAAGATCAGGCACAAGATATAGTCTTGTAGTATGGCATTTAGGGAGACCTTTTAAATAATGTTTATAAATAGTTATTTTCCAACTGTAGTATGGAGTGAAGAAAAACCAGAGTTTGTAAAATCTTTAAACAAAGCTTCTAACAAATATATTCAAGAAGCTCGTAAAACTAGAAAAAATTACATAAAAAAATATGGCGACTTTGGAACAAGTTATCACTCAACACAATTACTTACAGACAATGATTTTTTAGATTTTAGAAATTACATCGGTCAAAAATCTTGGGAGTATTTAGATCATCAAGGTTATGACATGTCTAAATACACAACTATGTTTAGTGAAATGTGGGTGCAAGAGTTTGCTAAAAAAGGTGGGGGACATCATTCTGCGCACATACATTGGAATCAACATGTATCAGGTTTTTATTTTTTAAAGTGTAGTGATAAAACATCATACCCTGTCTTTCACGAACCAAAGACTGGTGCAAGAACAACTAAACTACATATGAAACCAGATTTAAAAGGTGTATGGGGAGGTCACGAACAATTTCATATGAAACCTAAACCAGGAACATTAATTATATTTCCTGGATATTTAGAACATGAGTATGCAGTTGATCACGGTATAGAACCTTTCAGATTTATACATTGGAATATACAAGCGGTGCCAAAAGAAATGGCTAAAGATGTTTAAAAAGAAAAAGTACACAATTATTCGTCAGGCAATATCAAAAGATCTAGCATCTTTTGTTGCAAATTATTTTTTAATGCAAAAACAAGTTTATGATACTTGTAGACAAGCAAAATATTTTTCTCCCTTTGAAACTATACTTGGATATTATGAAGGTGAAAATGAACAAATCCCAAATACTTATTCTCAATATGCAAACATGGCTATGGAAACTTTATTACTTAAATGTCAACCAGGCATGGAAAAAGCTACCGGATTAAAATTGTATCCTGCATATACTTACGCAAGAATTTATAAAAAAGGTGATGAATTAAAAAGACATAAAGATAGATTTAGTTGTGAGATATCAACCACTATGAATTTAGGTGGTGATGATTGGCCAATATATTTAAGCCCAAATGAAAATGTTGGTGCACCAGATGGTAAAAATATTACGGCAGCTAGTAAATCAAAAGGAGTTAGAGTCGATTTAAAACCAGGAGATATGTTGGTTTATAGAGGAGTAGAATTAGAGCATTGGAGAGAAAAATTCAAAGGCAAAGAATGCGTGCAAGTTTTCCTGCATTATAACAATCGTAAAACTTGGGGAGCAAAGGATAATATGTTCGACAAGCGTCCACATTTAGGTCTTCCTTCCTGGTTTAAACGATGATATAATCTTTAGATGGGGGCAGTACACCACCACATACCTACTGTCCCCTTTTAAGGAATTTTATGAGTTTAGGATTTGACGCAATATCAGCATTACCTTTTGCAACAGCACAAACAGCCGTTGATGTAAATATTAACGTAGTAAAAAATACACTTACTATAAATATTGGTAACCCTGCTATTTCAGCAGATTCAATTACAGAGGTTCCTGATCCAAATAGATTAACTCTAGGTCTTGGAACTATAACTATTACAGCAGATGCTAACGTATCTCCTACAGGTAGTCAGGTTGTATTAAACACAAATTTCCCAGCTACTTCGGTCTCTACAAGTGTAGATATTGTACCTTCTGTAAACCAATTGACCTTGGCCACAGGAAATGTTACAATAACCGCTGACTGCAATATAGATGTAAATAGTGGTTTAAGTACAACCCAATTTGCTCTTGATACTGGAGAGGTATCTGCAATAACATGGAGTGAAATAATACCAGGTGTAACAATGACTTGGACACCGATAGATACAAATTAATATGGCATCAACATTTTCATCAGATCTAAAATTAGAAATTATCACAACCGGTGAGAAAGCTGGACAATGGGGCGGAATCACTAACACAAATTT